AAGTGGAACGACTAATGCAGTTTGTATTTTAGCGTTTGGAGCTGACTTTACGGCGTCTAACGGAACGTTTACAATTACATTTCCCGCTGCAGATACATCAAACGCTATATTAAGATTATCGTAGGAGATCTAAATGGCTTTTGTCCTAAATGATCGAGTAAAAGAAACCTCGACTACTACTGGCACAGGTTCTATAGCCCTGTCAGGAGCAGTCACTGGTTTTGAAACTTTTGCTGCAGGTATTGGTAATTCCAATACAACGTATTATGCAATAGCTCATCAAACAGCTAATGAATTTGAAGTAGGGTTTGGTACCTTAGATGGATCAAGTGCTAACATTGCTAGAACTTCTATTATCTCCAGTTCTAATAGTGATGCAGCAGTTAATTTTTCTGCAGGTACAAAAGATATTTTTTGTACATTACCATCTTCTAAAATAAGTTTACCATCACCAAAAGAATATGGATCATCTTCTAACCCTATCATTATTACAACAAAAGTTGGGACCAAAACAGCAGCTCATCCTTACTCAGGTCAAGGATCATCTAGTGCTTATTTCTTAAATGGTTTGGAATCACCTGCCATACAATTTGCAGGGAATGATACGTCATATAAATATTACTACAGATTTGATACTTCTCATTCTAGTAACTCAGGTCATCCTTTATTATTTTATTTACAAGCTGATAAAACAACAGCGTACACTACAGGTGTAACAACAAATGGTTCTCCTGGTAGTTCTGGTGCATATACGCAAATAGCCGTAGACTCAGAAACACCTAATACATTGTATTATCAATGTTCATCTCACTCTTTAATGGGTAATTATTCTAGTGCTATATCAAACAAAATTAATTCTAATTTAAGTACTATGGGTGAGTTATCCGTAGGCACTTTATTTAAAATGCCAACTAATACTGCTAACAAAATGTTGATAGCAGATGGCACAAGTTTTCAAGAAGTAGATATGTCAGGGGATGCAACAATAGCATCTGGCGGTGCTTTGACTCTTGCTAACTCAGGGGTTTCTGCAGCTAGTTACACAGCAACAAATTTAACAGTAGATGCTAAGGGACGAATTACAGCAGCTTCTAGTGGAGCGGCAGGTGCGTCTGCTGGCTTTGTAATTGCAATGGCCGTGGCGCTATGATACAAGGATAGATATGGCACAGGATTTTGAACGAGTAATTGCAAGAAACATAGGAACAAGTGCTTCAACATTAGTTACCAGTAACTCAGATGACGCTGTTATAGGTGTGCGTGTAGCCAATGTTGTAACACAAACTATTGCTGTTGATGTATATATTAGCAGTGGTGGTGCAGACTATTATCTCGCTAAAAACGTCAGCATACCTCAAGGCTCCAGTATGGAATTTATTGATGGTGGTGCTAAGGTGGTATTGTTGTCAGGGGACGCAGTTAAAGTAAAATCAGATACAGCTAGCTCTGCTGACTGTTGGTTATCGTATATAGATAGTATAAGTACTTAGGAGGGTAAATGGCGTATATTGGACCAGCTAATTCTGATCAATTTAAATCCATGTCTACCCAGGCTATTACGGGTAACGGGTCAGCAACAACATTCACTTTAAATACACCTGTTGCAAATTCGTCAGAAATAAGATTTGTTATAAATAACGTTGTACAAAAACCAGACGTAAACTACACTGCAAGTGGCACACAACTATCAACAGGTTCTGATGTTTTATCAGGTTCTGATGTAGCCTATGTTGTATTTATAGGAGCAGCCGTTGGATCACAAACGCCATCAGATGGCAGTGTTGATCACACAGCAATATCAGGATCTTTTAATGGTATGTATTTAAACTTGGCAACGGTAACATCAACCATTACAGTGACCTCTGCACAGAATGCTTTTGTAGCAGGACCAGTAAACTTTACTAACACCGTAACGGTAGAAGGGACATTAACGATAATATAATGGGAACTTTATTCGTAGACAAACTAGATCCGCAATCAGGAACGTCATTAGAGCTTGGTAGTTCTGGTGATACAGTAGCTGTTAATACAGGTGCTACAACAAACCTAGCAGGAAATGTTACATTAGGTGCAAGTGGTAAAACAATTACCGTGCCAGCAGGAGCAACGATCGCTAACAGTGGTACAGCAACAGGATTTGGTGGTGCTATGACACCTTCATTTTATGCAACAGCGACATCACAACGAAGTATTGCGGATTCAACTGATGTAGTTCTTACTTATAATACTGAAGTGTTTGATACAGATGGGTGCTTTGATACAAGCACAGGAAAATTTACTCCAACTACAGCAGGAAAATATTTTTTATTTACTTCTATGAGATGGGATACTGATGTAAATTTTAATATTTCATATCTTAAACTTTTTAAAAACACTACACTTACTGGAATGGATGGTTTTCCAAATGATTATTATAACTTTTATTATACTGGAACAATAGTTGAAGCTAATGGAAGTTCAGATTATTTTTTGACTAAAGCACAGCAAAATTCTGGGGGAGCAAAAAATTTATCAGATGCTCCTTCTGGAAACTTTTTTGGAGGATATAAAATAATAACATGAGTTTAACAATAAATAAAGGAGGTGCATAATGGCACAATTATCAACTAAAATAAAATTGTATTGTGAAGCCAACAGTAAGGTTGCAGACTTCCAAGACAATGTAATACTACAAGACGACAGCGATGGAAATGGTCCATACATTAAGGAGTGGAATATTTCTGGTTTAGCAAAACCTAGTGATAGTCAAATCGCTTCTTACGAAACGGCAGGCAATACCCAAGAGACAAACAACACTGTAAAAAGTACAAGAAAAGCGGCTTATGGTGATATTGGCGATCAGCTAGACGAGATATACAAGGATATCGATGCTTGGAAAACTCGTATTAAAGCGGTCAAAGATGCAAACCCTAAATCGTAAAGGAGAAGTAATTGAGTAAAGTACAAGTAGATACTATTGATACCAGATCTGGAACGTCTACCATGCAAATTGGTAGCACGAACACGTCTACGATTAACATAGGCGTTTCAGGTGATACGGTCAACATCCCGTCAGGGGTGACGATTGCTAACGCTGGTACGGCTACTGGGTTTGGTGGTACTAATACTCCATACTTTGAAGCTAAGATGTCTGCTACTCAAAATTTAACAGATGATACATGGACAAAATTAAATTACAATACAGAAGTATTTGATTCTGCTTCTGCTTACGACATATCTAATTATAGATTTACACCTCAAACAGCAGGAAAGTATTTTTGTTATCTTATGGTAGTTTTTGATGCACAAGGAGTTGATAGATTTCATTCTGCACGAGCAGCAATTTATAAAAACGGAAGTGGATATAAAGAAGATTATTATGACAATTATGATAACTATTATGGTTACGCAACAACTGGAACTATATCAGTAGTTATAGATATGAATGGTAGTTCAGATTACATAGAGCCATACGGTAGATTTAACGTAACAACCAGTCAAGGCAGAATAAACAATGACAGTAATTCAATATTTGGAGCATATAAATTAATAACATGAGCACCCTAAAAGTTGACACTATACTCAAGAGAACGGGCACTGGCACGATAACCGTGGGCCAATCAGGGGATACCATTACTATTCCTACTACTCTTAATGCTACCACTCTTCAACAAAATGGATCAACAATTCCAACATCATTTGGTAAAGTTTTACAAACAGTAGCAAATAATTACACTACAGTTGCTACTATTGGAGCTAGTGGAAGAACAGATTTATTTACACAAGCAATTACACCTACTGTTGCTTCTTCAAAAATATTAGTAAGTTTTTCAGTTGGTATGGGTAATAATGCAACTGGAGTATCGGCAATAAATTTACTAAGAGATATAGCTAGTGGAGGATATGCTGAGCTTGGACAAGGGTCTGGTGCTTCAAGTCATAATGCAGCAGCAGGAGGTGCTTATGACGCAGATTCAAATGTTTTAAGACAAATAAGTTATGTTTATTTGGATTCTCCAAGTTATAGTGTAGGAAATGCAATAACCTATAAACTTCAGTATTATTCTAACTCATCTACAAATCAATACATAAATAGGTCTAATAGTAATGCAACTTCAAGCACTTCTAATATAGTTCTTATGGAGATTGCGGCATGATAACAATAGAAAAAGCAATTACCTCTCTTGGTAATTATCAATTTATAATTCGTGGAGATTGTAATACTGAAAAAGATTTTAACACAAAAATAGAATGGATTAAAAGTGTAGATGAACAAGGCAATCAAACTATGGGTAGTAAACCTAGTGATTTAACTTGGGATAAAGTAAATACTAAATGGCAAGAATTAAAAACAGAATACACTAATAATAAATACCAAAGAGATAGAGCAGTAGCTTACCCTTCAATTCAAGATCAATTAGATATGCAATATTGGGATAAAGTTAATTCAACAACAACTTGGCAAACAGCTATTGCTAAAGTAAAATCGGATAACCCTAAAGGATAACATGGCATTTGCAACGATAGGAACAAGAGGAATACAAGCACAGTCAGTAGACTTGTCAAGCAAGGTCACTGGCACGTTGCCCGTCCCTAATGGTGGATTAGGTATAGCGTCAGGAACCACGGGACAATTTTTAAAATTTACAGGCACTGAAACTTTAGCTAGTGCAGCAGTTACAGAGGGTCTCGCAGAAGCTGACAACTGGAGACAATCTACAACAAGTGGATATACTGGCTCTGGTAGAAATGTTTTAACTTCTAACTGGGAAAGAAATGATACTAATTGGGAACAAGTTGGAACAGGTATGTCACAGAGTTCAGGTATCTTTACTTTTCCGTCAACTGGAAAATATCTTATTCAATATCTTTATATGTGGACTACACAAGATAGTGGTGGCACAAATAGAGTTCATGATTATGTTTATTCAGAAATAGAAGCTACAACAGACAATTCTTCTTATGATAGAATAGCTAGAGGAGTTGAATCAAATTCTTCTACAGCACAAGAGTTTGCTAAATCCAATTATTGTTCAGTAATGTTAGATGTAACTAATACAACAAATCAAAAAGTAAAATTTGGCTCATATATACCAGCAGGAATTTTTGTTCTTGGTCATTCATCAAGAACAGATACTGGAGTTAGTTTTTTAAAATTAGGAGATACATAAAATGAGAGATGACGGCAGACCAGATAGTATTGAAGATGCTTTAGTTGTAATGGGAGAAGGTCAATGGTTTGGGTGGAGTGATAGCAAAAATAAAGTTTATGCTAATTTAATTATACATCCTAAAATTTGGAATAAAGACTATACTGGAAAAATTCACGCAGATGGATTTATTGATAATTCTAATACAAAACCAACAGAGTCAGCAGTAAATAATAAATTAAAGGAGCTGCAAGATGCATGGGATGCAGCGAATGGAGGTTAGATGGGATATATAGGACCAGGTTTAGATTTTGGCGCGTTCCAGAAAATCGATGACATTAGTTCAGGATTTAACGGATCAGCAACGCAGTTTAATGTACAGATAGGTGGTACCACAGCAGAAATAGCAAGTTTAAATCAACTTATTATTTCTATATCAGGTGTCATTCAAGAGCCTAACAGTGCATTTACTTTTGGTAGTTCTCGTAGTACAATAGCTTTTACAGGCCCACCAGCAGCAACAGATACCTTCTTTGGTATTTTACTAGGGAATAGTTTTGATGCAGGAACGCCTGCCGATGCGAGTATCTCGTACGATAAACTAACAACGATCAACGGAGTATACAGAAACGTGCAAACACTAACACAGAATTTAACCTTAGCAGCAAGTGATAATGCACTTGTCGCTGGGCCATTCACGGTACAGTCTGGCAAAACTTTAACCGTACCATCAGGAGCAACGTTTGTAATAGTATGAGCACAATTGAAACAAATACAGTAAAACCTATTTCAGGATCATCTACCCTCACGCTGGGGGAATCAGGTGATACCGTAAGTTTAGGTACTGGCGTTACTGCAGGAACTGGTCTTGGAGTACCAAGTGGTGTTATTGCTATGTGGCATGGTGCTTCAAATGCTATTCCTAGTGGTTGGGTTATTTGTGATGGTAATAATTCAACACCAAACCTTACAGATAAATTTATTAAATCATCTTCTAGTGCTGGTGGCACAGGTGGTGGAACTACCTCTGGTGCAACAACACTTTCTACAGCACAAATGCCCGCACATACACATACTTTAGATAATTATGTAACGGGCTCAGTTAATCATGCTGGAGGAAATAGAAATACTCTTTTGGGTGGTACTTGGACAACAAGCAGTACAGGTGGGGGTGGCTCACATACTCATACACAAGCCGAGCCTGTGTATTTTGCTTTAATATTTATTATGAAAACTTAGGAAAATTATGATTATTTCAATTATTAAAAATGACAATACTGTAATCTTAGATGGACTTGGTTATGATAATTTAGATTTATCTTCTTTAGGCTCTACTATTTATGCAATTCAATTCAACACCGAAACAAATAAAGGACACATTGAATATAACGATGGAAGTTTAAATAAAAATATTACTTCTATTTCAGATTATCAATCCATTATAAATGCACATCAATTACAAAAAACTACTAAAGAGTCTGAATTAAAGAAAATAGAAGATGATAGAAAAGTTTTAGAAGCAACTTATCAATATAAAAGACAAACTGAATATCCTAATATTGGAGATGTTATAGACGCACTATTTAAAAAAGAAGCTGGAGATAGTTCAGAGTTTGACGCATTAGCTACATTAAGACAAGAAATCAAAACAAAATATCCAAAAGAGAGTGCATAATGGTATCACAAATTAAAGTAAACGAAATCATCAAGCAGTCTGGATCGTCAATCACGATTGGTGAGTCGGGAGACACGATTACGTTGCCATCAACTGCAACGTTAACTAATTTTCCAACTAATACTCCAGCTTTCTTTGTAGCTTTAACAACAAATGTAACTATTAGTGATAACACAATAACTAAAATACCTTTTGCTACTGAAGTTTTTGATACGGACAGTGCATACGATTCATCAACTAATTACAGATTTACAGTTCCTTCTGGCAAGGCAGGTAAATATTATTTTACTTTTCAAGGTGCAATGGGAATTAAAAAAGACTATAAAATTACAATTTACCTAAAAAAGAATGGGTCATATGTTGGAACTGAAGCTATATTTACTAACGGTTATCAACCAAGTGCTGATGATAATATTAGAAGTCATTACACAACTTTA